ACAAGAAAGCATTTGAATTATACACAGGTGATGCAAGATTAAACGAGTTATTAAAATACCCTAACCAAGAAGATACCTTTGGCGATTTTGTAGAGGCTTGGTGTACTTTTAAATTAGTTACAGGTAATTCTTTTGTTTACGCAAAGATGATTGAAGGTGGGAACAATAATGGTAAGCCGTATGAAATGTACGTGCTTCCTTCTCAATATATGTACGTGTTAGCGGACATTCAAAACTTCCCTCCAACAATTAGCGGTTATCAATTGAATTATGGTCCACTATGGAACTTTACTAAACAAGAAGTACTACAAGATAAATATATAAACTTACAATGGAATACAACTGGCAATCAACTATATGGTCAATCTCCTTTAATGGCTGCTGCGAGAAACTTAACTCGTTCAAACGAAGCCAAGACTGCAGCGGTTGCTTCTTTCCAGAATGGTGGTCCAGCTGGAGTTCTTTTTATGAATGATGATAGGTTTGACCCTATTAGTGGAACACAACAAGCACAAGCACTTAAGAGAGCAGTAAGCGAAAAAGGTGGTTCTGCTAACTTTAATTCTATTGCGGTTAGTGGTTATAAAGTAGACTGGAAACAAATCGGATTAAGTCCTGTTGAATTAGATATCATTGAGAGTGAGAAGTGGGATATGAAAGCACTTTGTAATATTTACGGAGTACCATCTCAATTATTAAATGATGCTGATAACAAAACTTACAACAACCAAAGAGAAGGTGAAAAAGCATTGACAGTACGTTGTGCTATTCCTTTGTTGGTTGGTATTAGAGATAACTTGAATAGAAAACTACATTCTGATTGGGGTTATCGTGGAACTGATATTTATGTTGACTTTGACCCTACTGTTTATAGCGAATTAGAAGCTAACAAAGCAGAGCAAGTTGAATGGTTAGATAAGGCTTGGTGGATTGCACCTAAGCAAAAGATGGATATTATGGGATTAGAGATTCCACCTTACATTGACCAAGCGGAAATGGAAAAATTATACATTCCTTCAAGTTTACAAAGTCCAGATGAGTTTCAACCATTAACGCTACCAAATGAATAGCCAAGAAATCATAGATAAGTTATTTGATTTAAAGGTTGACCTAAAAGCCGACCTTCAAGAAGTTATTGATGAAGTTTACGCAAAGTATCACGATACTGTGAATATGTCTTATAGCGAGTTAAAGGCTTGGAGTGAAACTAAATGCTCACGTTTAGCATCATTAGATAGAAGTCCAGTAAATAGGAACTTAAATCTATTGAGTAAGAAAAAAGCTGATTGGGGTGCAAATGAAGTTAAGTCGGCAAATAGAACGATTAGCTTTGTTAGTAGAATGAAAAATATGGAGCAAGGTAAACCTGTAAACAAAGAGTGTCCATCTAAGAGGGATATTTCCTTAAAGAATTGGGCATTCAATCCAAATAAATAAATATGAATTACGCACAAAAATTCGCAGAGTTAGCTAATGAGTTAATAAGCGAAATAAAGAAAACAACAGGCATCAATCGTAGTGGTATTACACAAGCTGCTTCATTGATTGGTCAAGGCAAAGTAATTAGTTCAAGAAGTTGGAATCCACCATCTGCAAGTGAGGAAAACGCATACATTGAGGAAAACGGAATGGCTGCTTATGGTAAGTGGTTTTTAGGCATTGATGCAAACGCAGATATGGAAACTAAAGAGCATTGGCACTACATTTATACAAGTGATTTTGTAAACGTTGATAGAGCTGGACTTATTGCGATTAGACAAAGAGCAGGTCAACAAGGTCAAACAGATGTATTTAATGCAGCTGGTAAGTTACTTGAAAAATTAGATGCATAATGATTTGGCAAGATTATAGGAAACTATATGCAAACGCAATAAAAACCTATTCGCCTAAGTTCAAAAAAGAACTGCAAAGGCAAGTGGATACTTATTGCGATACCCAAGATTTAAACGCTATAAGCGATAAGAAGATAAAAAAGACCATCCAAAACGTTCATATTGCAATGGGCGTTAAGATGGCACAAATTGCCGAGAAAAACGTTTCTAAATCGGTTAAAGGTTATTACGGACCAGAGGAATTTAAGAGTAAGCAAACGGACTTGTTTACTTATGTGATGTTGACTTATCTTGAATTAAAAGGATTAGATAATATAGCTGCCGAAATAACTCAAACAACAAAGAACCAAATTCAACAATACTTAATCAAGTCGGTTGAAGAAGGTTTGACAATGCAAGAAACAATCAAGCTATTAAGAACGGCTGGTATAACGGACTACCGAGCCGAAATGATAGCAAGAACGGAAACAGGAAGGGCAGCGAACATTGGCTCTATGGTAGGCACGGCTGCAACTGGACTTGTAACTATGAAGGAGTGGATAGCAGCGAGGGATAACCGAACAAGGAGAGTGCCACGAGATATGTTTGACCATTATCATATGGACGGAATAAAAGTACCTTACGATGAAAAATTTAATGTTAAAACTAAGAATGGCGGTTTTGAGCAAATGTTACATCCTTGCGACCCAAGCGGAAGTGCTGGTGATGTTATCAACTGCCGTTGTACGTTAGGCTATGAAGCCGTAAGAGGAACAGATGGTAAGCCAAAAAGGCTACAAGACAATCCGCCAATGGGCGATATGGGATTAGTTTGGAATTTGATAAATAACGTGGCTTTGATGCAAATTTCTAAAAAAAATTAATAACTTTGTTATATGAGTAAGATTGAAAACAAAAGCTACAATGATATGATTTTGGATATAGAGCCAGAATCAAGAACAGTAAAAGCGTGTTGGTCAAGAATTGGGAACGTTGATTTGGATAACGATATTATCGTTGCTGAAGCGTTTACCAAGACTATCAAAGAACGTGGACCAAAGGGCAAAAATATGATTTGGTCTTTAGTAGACCACAAAGCTGATATGGCACATACTTTGGGTAAGCCTAAAGAGTTATACATAGAAGGCGATATGCTTGTTGCGGTTACTGACTTAATAGAAACTGAATGTGGCGAAGATGCTATCAAGTTATATGAAGCTGGTTTAATCAATCAACACTCAATCGGTTTTAGTACGTTAAAGTCGGATGTAAACCAAAAGACTGGTGTGCGTACAATTACTGAATTAAAACTATATGAAGGTTCTGCGGTTCTTTGGGGTGCTAATCCAGAAACACCAACATTGGGATTCAAGGGTGAGTTCAAAGAAACTAAAGAAAATTTATCAATAAGATTAGAAAACTTAATTAAGGCATTTAGAGGTGGTACATTCACAGATGACACCTTTGCTTTGATGGAGATTCAAATAAAACAAATACAAGCTGAGTTATTGGCTTTGGAAATTACTGAAACAATCACTCAACCCGCAGAAGCAGTTGAGCCGACACCAGTGGTAGAAGAAAAGAATAATGAGGAAGTATTAAAGGCAATTAAGCAATTTAACAATCTATTTAAAAAGTAAAAATGGAAAATTTAATCAACGAAATGGCAGAGAACCTTAAAGGTTTTCAAGCTAATGCAGAAGCTCAAATTAAAGAGGTATCTGCACAAGTAACTGTTGTAAAAGACGAGTTACAAAAACAAATCGACGGACAATTAGCTGCACAAAAGAAAGCTGCTAAGAAGGAAGTTAAATTTATGGATGAGGTTATCTTAGAAAAATTAGATGGTCAATTCGATGCAATGGAAAAGTCTTTAAAGAACAATGGTAAATTCCGTTTGGATTTATCTGACGTTAAGACTATGACTTTAAGCGGTAACTTAACTGGTGATGCTCAAGCATCTTATGCTCCAAATCCAGCTATCCAACCTGCTCAAAGTTTAAACTTTAGAGATTTAATCCCAACAGTAAGAAGCGAAAGCGGTCTTTATGTTTACTATCGTGAGAATAGCGGTTTGACTAACAACATCGCTGCTCAAACTGAAGGTTCTAACAAAGGTGAGAACAACTACTCTTTAACAGAAGTTAAAGTTGTAAACGATTACCTTGCTGGTTTCTCTACTTTCTCTAAGCAAATGTTAAAGTCTTTACCATTTATGACTCAGACTTTACCAAGAATGTTACAAAGAGATTTCTTCAAGGCTGAAAACGCTGCGTTCTTCTCAACTGTATCTGGTGCTGCAACTGGTTCAACTACAACTGCTGAAACAGATGATTTATTACAATTGATTGATTACATTGGTAACCAAAAGACTGCGAACTTTGTTCCTTCTTATGCTTTAGTATCTCAAACACAAATGGGTCGCTTATTGAAAGCAACTATCGCTGCTGGTTACTATGCTGGTTCTGGTTCAGTTGTTGTAAATCCTAATGGCGGAATCACAATCTGGGGTGTACCTGTTGTATCTGCTTCTTGGGTAACTGATGACAAAGTATTAATCTTTGACGCAAGCTACTTAGAGAGAGTTGAAGTTGAAGGTTTAGCTATCGAGTTCTCTTACGAGAATGGCGAAAACTTCCAAAAGAACTTGGTAACTGCTCGTATTGAGTGTTACGAAGACATCAACTTAATGTTGACTACATCTGCTATCTATGCAGATATGGGTAACGTATAGTTCTAAAGGTTTAGTAAATAATGACCCCTACCAATTCGGTGGGGGTTTTTTATTGGAATAAATTAAGTAATTTTGTAAAAAAAGGGTATGTCTTATAATAATTATATTAATGACTTTAGTGCCGTTCCTATCGCACCAATAGTTGAGCCAGTTACTTTAGCAGAAGCAAAATTATATTGCCGTGTTACTACAACCGCTGAAGATGCTTTGATTACGTTAATGATTACACAAGCAAGAGAAGCTATTGAAGTGGCAACAGGATTGAGTTTAATACCAAAAGACATAACTACTTATTTCAACAATGTTAGTGGTAATTTTGAGATTCCTTTTGGACCAGTTGATTTTGATACGTTTGAATTGTTTGATATGGAGCAAGACGGATTAGAGGTTACAACACCTAACTTGCAATTGATAGGCAACGAGTTCCCTAAATTAGTTTCACCAAGATATGCTAACTTAAAGGCTACTTATGAGGCTGGTTACACAACTATCCCTAAAGACCTTAAGTTAGCCATATTAGACCAAATTAGCTACGATTACGAAAATAGAGGATTAGATGGTGATTCCGGTATTTGTGAGAAATCTTGGAAAGCCTGTCAAAGATGGACAAGAATAAGCCCAATTTTATAATATGAAGTTAGGAAAAGCGAAAGCAAATTACGTTGATGCCAACACGATGACTCGTGAGGTCAAAATCTATGCTGCCACTAGAACAAGTGATGGTCAAGGTGGATACACAACCACGTTTGCCCTACAAAGCACTGTTTGGGGTGATTTAAGACCAGATAATCAAGTTCGTGAGGTAGGAGAGGCAGAATTGCAGTTTGACCAAAGAAACCGCCTTTATATTCGTTATGGAGCTACTATAACAGATTCGGATGAAGTAGAGGTTGAAGGCGATAGATTTACAATACATTCCATTAAGAACGTAGAGAACCAAAATAGGTTCTTGGAGTTAATAATTTACAAGTAATGGCATTTAGCGTTAACTTAAATGGACTAAAGGACATTCAAGATGCTTTAAAGAACATTGATGGGAAATTAAAGCAAGATGTCGGGGATGAGATTAACGCTTCAGCTTTAAAGATATTAACCGATGCCAAAAGACTTGCTCCTGTTAATTTTGGTCAATTAAGGAATCAAATAGCATTAGTACAAGAAAGCCAATTAACATTTGGGGTTGAATCAAAGGCATCTTATTCGCCGTATGTAGAATTTGGTACTGGTCCACAAGTAAATGTTCCGGCTGACTTTACATCTTATGCAGCACAATTTAAAGGTAAAAAAGGCGGTAAGTTTAAGGACTTTGTAGATGCTTTGACTTTATGGGTTAAGCGAAAGGGCATTGGTGATGGCAAAAATGACAGAGGATTAGCTTATGTTATTGCAAGGAGTATATTACAAAAAGGAATGCGACCTCAACCTTTTTTAATACCTTCGTATGAAACGGAAAAGCCAAAATTAATACAAAGACTAAAAAAATTGTTAGATGTTAAATCCTAATATAGAAATAAAAAAGTGGTTTTATACTAACTTGACAAGTGCGAGTGGATTAGTTGTTTATGATGGTTTTGCTCCAGAAGGTGCGGGGAATGAGTATATTGTTATGACAGGTAGGACATCAAGTCAAGACCAAGGCAAAGCTGGATACACAAATAGTATTAGCATCACAGTTGATATTATTACAAAAAATGC